CTTTACATGCTCTGGAACCTTGATGCCGATCATGCGAACGCGGGAGCGCAGGTAGGAGTAGATCGTGTATGTGAACGTGGTCAGCTCATCAATGGCAAGGACGTGCATTTCTGCGCCGTGATAATCCAGCCGGTTCTTTTCGTACTGGCAATGGCACAAGTGGATGACGCTGCCGTTTTGGAATCGAATTTGCATCTTGCTGTAGTTGATGCTGCACAGTCGCGCATCCAACCACGGAGCCAGCAGCACAGGGAACGAGGTCGGCCCTTCTATGTGGTTCTTGTTCAGTTCAGGGAACGTTCGCCGGAACAGGTAGCACTGCAAACCCGGCACGGACATAGCCCATGTGATGAGCGCGATTCGGATCAGATAAGACTTGCCACCACCGGCAGCGCCGCCGTACAGGATTTCCGTAGCTTGAGACTTAAACGCTCGCGTCTGCGGCCCATCGTGCAGCGCGATTTGCCTGCCTGCCACGCCTTACTCCTTGCCAACGATCACCACCCAACTTGGCGCGCTGGATAACGGCTCACCATCAGGGCCAGTGATCTCATGCACGTTGGTTTCGTTGATGCCGAGCAAAGTCTTTTGCATCCAGATATTCATTGTGGCGAACTTAGGATGATCCTTGTCGCACGCCACCTGAATCGCCGAGGCGCGGATATTGTATTCAACAGTTGACCGGCCGCAGGACAATTCTTCTGGAAAGTGCTTACGCAATGTTTTTGGATCAAGGGCCACGTTGCTCTTGGAGCGTAGCAGTTGGCAAATGTCTACCTGCCGCATCCCGATGGAGTAGGCGTGCTGCACCATCTTGCGGTCGCGGTCAGTTGGTTTGAAGGCTGCGCCCATTATTCCCAACCATGCTCATCAACTCCATTCTCGCCGCCGCGCTGTCCCGAAACACGCCTCGCATGTCGTTGGAGTGCATTATGGCGGAAGTCTTGATTCCCCTCATGCTCATGCACAAGTGTTCACCGTGGGCCAGAACCGCGACAGACTTGGAGCCGCTCACTTCAACAACACTGTCCGCGATATTCTTTACAAGCCGTTCTTGAACGTTAAGTCCATGTGCGTGCATCCGCGCAATTCGGGCCAGTTTGGAAATGCCAACAACGCGGTCTGCGGATAGGTAGGCTATTGTTATGTCGCACCAGAACGGAAGCAAGTGATGCTCGCACAGGGTCCACACGCGGATTCCGCTTAGCGCGACAAGTTGGTCAACAACAATGGATTGAAAAGACGTTGTCAGGTTGTCATCCTTATATTCCACAAATTCCTGCCACCATTTGGCCCACCGTTTAGGCGTACCTTGAAGCCCTTCGCGGTTCGGGTCTTCACCGATCTCCATCAACAGTGCGCGGCACAACCATTCAACGTTATTGAGATTCATCTCATTCCACCGAAATTGATCTTGTGGTGCTGTATTGTCAGTCGCCACGCGGGATTGGCTTGCACCAGTTCAATGCACCAGTTCATGACGCGCTCCTCGAGGCGGTCGCCCGTGAACATGGGAGACAACAGGTAGTGCTCCGCCTCCAACTTGGGATGCGGTATTCCCTGCCCGAACCCGCGAACATATTTCAGTTCATGGCATTTTTTCAGCTTGATGGCGTGTTCCGCGACTTTTGGGCTGCACGCAATCCAGTCCATGTTCTTGGGTGCGGCGTAAGTCCCGTTTGTCTCGCACACCGTGAACCAGCCTGCCCCTCGGAACAGGTCGACAAGCTCGTCGTTAACTTGCATCAACGGTTCCCCGCCGCAGAACATAACGTTGCGGATTTTCTTTTGTGGAAGCGGAGAACCGCCGCGGATTTGCCCTGTAACCTTCGCGTCTGTTGACATGGCAACCGCCCTGTCCGCCTCCGCCTCACACTCAGCGACAATTTCCTCGCCTGTCATTTCGCGGTAACTTTCAAACTCGGTGTCGCAGAACTTGCAGGACAGGTTGCACTTTGCCATCCGCACAAACACATGAGGGATTCCGTACCGAAACCCTTCGCCCTGAATCGTCCTGTATATCTCGTTGACAAAGTATTTCATTGTGCGGCCTCCTCTAATGCCGCGCTCCTTTGAACGCAGCTATCGCACGTTCCGCAAGGAAACGGGCCATTTGCGTAACATGACCAAGTGAACTCCACCGCCATTCCAGCCGCCACGCCTTGCCGAACAACATCCGCCTTTGTCAGCTTGGCGTTTGGGAAATACACTTGGTACTCAAGGCCGTCCATTGGAGCCGTTCCATTGCGTATGGCCTGTTCCATGGCTGCGCGGAACTCCTCAGTGTCGTCCCAATAGTTGCCGGACGCGAGGCCGTTGCCGCCGCACGCGATTATCGTGATTCCCTTCGCCTCAGCAATGGCCGCTGCATAGGACAGCATTATTCCATTACGGAACGGAACGTACGTGTCAGGCGTTCCGCCATCCGCGATCTCCTCCAGCGTCCTGTCTTTTGGCAGGTTGCCGTTGAACAGGGCGCAGCTTGGCGCTATCCAATTCATAATGGCCATTATGAGCAAGAAATCCGCACCGTATCGTTTTGCGTTGTCCTCCGCGTATTTAACCTCAACAGACAATGTCTGCCCGTAATCAAACGTCACGCAAAGAACGCGCAGCCCTCGCTTGCGGTAGCGGCATAGAACGCTCGTGGAGTCCAATCCGCCGCTTAGTAACAGGACGACATCGTATGGTGGCCTTTCTTTCATTATCATTCTCCTTTGGTTGCCTCTGCCCAGCACTTCCGCGTTTCCTCAACGACAACGCGCCACAACTCCACGCCCGTTCCCTCGAGCTGAACAGGGCCGACATTTTTGAGCAAATATTCCGCCATATTTTCCGCCGTTGGGTTGAACTGCACTCGGACAACGCTGTTGCACGGAACGTACCCGATATGGCTTGGAACCGCGAGGGAAACCCACGGATCGTTTTCCCACAACAGCATTTTATGATCCCAATTAGTTTCCAGCCACCGGCAAAGCAACCTGTCAACAACACTGAAATCCATAATGCGTCCGATGGTGTCCACATTCCCCCGAACGTGGAAGTGGACGCGGTAATTGTGGCCGTGAAGATGGGCGCACTTGTTTTCATGTCCGGCAACACGATGGCCAGCGCAAAAATCGTGGTATCTGGAACACGAAATCATTTCTTGATCTCCTTAACGAAATCCAAGGCCAGCTTTATTTTAGCCAAGTCCGTTTTGTTAGCGACAGCAAACGCGTACTCGAACTTCTTATTGAAATGTTTGCGAACCCATGCGTTCATGTTCATAAACCCAATGGCGTTTATTGCACCAAGGGCGTCGCCGATTTCGCCTCTTGTTCCGCCGGCGTAGATTTTGAATGTGTCCGACCCATGTTTGACGAACAGTTTCTTATGCTCAAGATACTCACGCGCGTCGGATGCTTCCGCGATGTGAAAATGGCCGCGAACGTCATCCCATAAATGGACTGTCCCGAAAACGAACGCGCTGTTCCATGAACTGCTGTCCACAGATCGCCACGGATATAGCTTCATGGAGTTAAGCCAACTAACGCCGAACCCGTGAATTTCCGCCGATCCAGCCATCGAAAAACATTGCCGTATCCATCTGCTGACAACGTTTTTTTGCCTGCGGAACGGAGCCATTTTCCCGATAGCGACAAGCGGATATTCCTTCGCGTAGTTCTTGATGAACTTGAAGTCCTCACCAGTGTGGAACACGGGGACTGGCGCGAAACCCATGGCTTCCATTTTTTTCTGCGTGGCTAACGTCTTTTTCGGGTCGACCATATCATCAAGGTTGCTGTACCAGCGGATCACTTTTCTGTTGTGCGTTATGTAATCGCAGTATGCCGACAGGTCCACATGTTTGCCCTGCGTGAACGCGCTCCACGCGCCGCTGTCCAGAATAATGGGTGGAATTTCCTTTCCGAATACGCTCGGAAGATATGTGAGCAAGTCCACGTTCTTCCAGTAGTGATAGCTGAGAAGAAGAAGCGGCCGATATGCCTTCATGGTCTTTCCAGAAGGATGAACAATTTCTGATACTCATGTGACGCCTCCTCGTCGGACACGCCTTTGAGCAAGTCCCGTAGCGTTTTGAGATCGTCCTGCGGCATCTTTACAGCAAACATGGGCCAGAAATCCTGTTCGCTTGTTTCCCCTTCGGCATCAGGTGGCGTTGGAAAGTCGCCGAGCAATCCGGCAAGCTCAAGGTCGTCAAAGCCAACAAGGTCGAGCAAATCGGCTGGAACGTCCTGTAATTCTATTTTCAGAAGTTCAATATCCCAATCCGCGTTGAGGGCCAGCTTATTGTCGGCAATGATGTACGCGCGTTTCTGCGCGGTTGTCATGTGCTTGAGTTCAATGGTCGGCACTTTGTCCATGTTGATCAGTTCCGCCGCCAATATGCGGCCATGTCCTGCAATGACTCCCTTCTTGCCGTCAATCAGGACAGGGTTGGTGAATCCGAACTCTTGAATCGAGGCGGCGATCTGTTTGACTTGAGCCTCGCTGTGCGTGCGTGCGTTGCGTGCGTAAGGGATCAGTTCTTTCGTTGACCGATACGTCACCGCCAGCGGCGCGGCCTTCTTGGTTTCTGCCATGTTTCATGCTCCGTTGAAAGCGGGGCCGTTAAGCCCCGCCGCGTTCCTTACTCTGCTTGACTCACCCATGCCCGTAAGGTCGGAATGGAATACTGATCGGACGGCTCGTTGTCACGATACCATTGTGGCGATATTTCACCGTCCATTGGGCGTGAATAGCCTTCGACCTTTGGAATCTCGTCACGATCCATGCGCCGCACTCGCGTCAGTGTCGCGTGATACTGCTTGCGAATCCATGCTCTGCCAGAAAAGCGTTCGAGCACGTCCCGCATAATCCAGTTGGGATGGTTGGTGACAGTCCACACGCGATGCCCTTTGATGAAGGCGTTATCGACGACGACAGCGTTGCTTAAGAAATTTCCGGTGGTGACAATAGACGCTGCCGACATGTGCCAATGGACGTAGTTGGCAAACCACACGTCCTGCTCGTCCTGATTGAACGGCACGGGCGGCTCAAGCGGAATGTAGGCTTCGGCGTGATGCCCTGCGTCCAATTGGCTCACGTCATGCGTGGGTAGCATGTTCCACTGGCGCTGGATGATTTCTACTCCCATCAAGTAGATGAGACGCCGCGAAGCGTTGTACTGCTGCGCCACATCATCCGCGTAATCCCGATACAACAAGCCGGTCTCGTACTGTGGACGGATGCGGACGCAGCCATAGGATCGTGCGTTGCTGAACTCCATTCCGTTCTGAACGAACCAGCCTTCTGCGTCATTCGTTTCAGGCGGAGAAATGTCTACTGGTTGAACGTAGTCCTTGCTTAGCTTTGCCGCGTCAATCCAGCGGGGCAGCGCGGAGTGCGCGTGGTGCATGTTGGCGTCGTGTGTCTCGACCATGATGTGCTCCTTAACGTTTGAGAAATTCGATGATGTCTGCCGCGACGATTTCAATGTTGCCGTCCTTGAACCAGTCGCTATGATTCAGGATCAGGTCCGTGTAATCGTAGTTGACGATTCGCCGGTCATCACCAGTGTACCCCTTTTGCCCTTGCCTGCCCCACGGATGAAACCACAACAGGCCAGATAGCCACGTTATCCAGTCTGTGTGCGTATGAAAGACAGCAGCCGTTGCCACGTTTACCGTCACGCCGGTAGATGAGTTCAGTGCGGGTGACAGGCGGATGATTTGGTACGCCTTCTTGCGATGCTCAAGCAAGGCCAGCGCCTTGTGTTCGTAGTTGCTGCCGTTGCTGTGGCTGATGATGACATCTGCGTCATGCAAGGCATTAACGATCCGGCGCACCGCGTAATACTTGCGGATGCGAACAGCCAGCAGCCCGAACCAACCGTAATCTGCCTCGTCCTTATCGACCGTGTACCCTGCTGCCTCAAGGAACGGCGCGAGTCGATCCACGGTCTGCGCACCACCATCACGCACATTAAAACCGTGCACCAAAACGATGCGGGCCATTACGGAACCGGCTTCGCCATTGCTGCGATCATCTGCGGCATGGTGAGCAGTAGCGTGGCGGCAGCAGTCTCAAGCGGCGACACA